TTTTATCATCAAACTCAATATGTGTGATTTCCTTTACAGTAAAATTTTCCACGCCATATTTATTCATAGCTATATGTAGATACATATTATCCTTTTTTGATATAGCTCTTGTTTTATGTTGATTAAAACGAATTGTTATTGTTCGCCTTGTTTGACCGACATATTGCTTTCCTGTAATTTTATTTGTTATAATATAAATATATCCAATCATAATAATCCTCCATTCGCATAATCCTCTACACGAATGGAGAATTATTCAGTTTTTTATTGATATTTTTAGATTAGGCAGTCAAAGTCCAAACGCCAAAGTAGCGTCCGATTTGTGTTGAAACACCCATTGATCTCTGTACTTCGTATTTCATTGTATCATCCATACGATCACCCTTATCAGTGATTTCATAGATTTCTGTTTCACCAACATCAACGAATTTAATGAATTTATCTTCAACCTGTGGCATAATAAACAAAGTCTTAGGATCCATTAATTTCTTAGTTGTATCATTTAGAGCAAATCTCTGTGGGATTTCAACTAATGTATATGGACCATAGTATCCAAGACGTCCCATTGTAGCAACATCTTTCTTCTGATCGTCTGTGATCCAATCAACATCCATCAGTTTCTGGAACTGCTGTAATCCAGTTCTTGTACCCATAATAACTACCTGAGCACCATCATTTGCAAGAGATACATCCTCAAGCAGTTCATCCAGCTTGTCCTTAGTAGTATTTGAAAGAGCACCTGTGCCCTGGAACTGAGCTGGAAGTTTCTTTCCTGCGTTCATCATTTCCGCATAAATATCATTCTGAATCTGTCTAACGAAAGCAGCAGCACACTGATCTGTGAATTTAGACCAATCAAGTCTTCCTGCCAAATACAGATCAATATCAGCACCAACAGCAATACCGTATACACTTGTGGTTACAGTATAACTTTCTCCAGAACCAAGTCTCTGAAGTGTAAAGTCATGATGATCGCCCGCAATTTTTGTTGTAGATAAAACAACTTTATCATCTGTCCAGAATTCCTGGCGATCTCCGCGGGAAAGGTTTCTTGTCTCTACATAGTTATTGAAGAATTCTGATTCTTTAAAGCCTGTTTCGACTTTAATATCAATTTCTTCTTCCATAACTTCGAACAGTTCAATACCATGTTTCTTCATAGCACGATTTCTGTCACGTTTTGTAGAATTCTCGTTTAGTCCCATAATTGCATATACAAATTTACGAACCGCATCTTCTGCGTCTCGTTTGGTCTTTTTATTTCCATTTTCATCAAACATTTCGTTTGGATTATGATTCAGATCATATGTAAGCTTTTTGAAGCCTTCATAATTTTCCTCTGGTGTAACACCATCTTTACACATGCTAGCAAATACTTCCTGAACATGTGCACTTAAATCAGCAAAAGTCATTTTACGTCTCATTATATTTTTTCCTCCTTTCCCTTAAATTAACCAATTTTTAATTTCTTGTTTTCGCAAGTAACTGTCGCTTTTTCAGCTGGCTGTCCATCGAATCCCTCAACAGATACCTCAAATACATCACCTTTATGAAGAGCATAACCTCTTACAACGTCTCCTTTTGCGTTATAGAAGTTAGACTCCTTCTTCCATGTATTTGTCCAATCCTCTGCAATAAATGCCTGCATGTAAACAAACAGAGCATCTCCTGGATCAACAACCTCTACATACCAATTACCATTAGCAGCCTGTTTCTGAATTTTACCTTCAAATGTAGTAACAGCAGCTTCTGTGTAACGGTCAAGATCTTCAAAATCGCCTCTTGCTACAAGATTTCCATTATCTGTATCAGAGGTCAGTGTAATGTTATAAATGTGTTCTCCACCATTCTGTGCAACAAGCTTAGAAGGGAAGGCCACAGCATGCTTTTCAATACTGTACTTAATCATGTTGTTCTCCTTTCATAAATTTTGGCAAAAAAATAAGACCGTATTTACGGTCTGATTTATAAAACAAATATGTTATTTTGCATTATGCAAATAAAGATCCATATCTATTTTTCTTTTTAGTCTGTGATGGATTTCCAAAAGTCTTTTTA